AACTTATTTTCAAAGGCAACAATAGTCTTTGGGCGAATAGAATATACGCCTTCTTCACCATCTGTTGTTCTGACTTTTATGAATAATCCATCCATTATTTTTACCCCTTCAAGGTTATGATGTAAATTTATTTATATCTCCGTAAATAGGCCAAGTTACTCGTGCTGTTGATAATTCACCAACACCACCATTTAACGAGGTCCATTCGGAAATTGTAATCTCAAATTCGTATCTGGGATTTTGAGCACTTGTAATAGAACTGCCTTTTGGCTTTATTTTGCAATAAGCAATTCCTCCTACAAGTGGAGCGATTGTATCTTCTACTGAGTTATTATCAAAATCCTGCAAAAAGTCAAAACTTACACTATTATTTGCAAGTCCTGCTAATTGTCGTTTTGATACATCACCAAGAACCGTAGTTTCAAAAAGATCATGTACAGTGCTTAACTGAACTGATGAAACATGGTCACTTAAGTCTACCACAGTTCCTGAACTTGGTCCAATTTGTACTGACACATCAGTTAAAACTATGATTGCCATGATTGATTAAGCAGTCACTCTAACGATTTGACCTGAAACTGGCCATGTTACAGAAACAGTTGAAAGTTCTCCAACTGCACCATTTAGTGGTGTCCATTCTGAAATCAAAACCTGTCCAGCCTTTGTTGCACCAGAACCTGATGCATCTGCCTTGTAAGCAGGGTTAGTTACTGAAACTGCTGCAGAAGTTGGCTTGATTACGATGTTTGCTAATTGACCAATGCCAATTGCATCAATAATTTGTTCCATTGCTCCTGAAGCGAAGTCATTGTGAAATTCAAGGGCTATGGAGTGATCCTTAAGTCCTGAAGTTCTTGTTCTTGCACCAACTGGGCCAAATGCAGTGGTCTCAACCACATCTTCTGGCGTATTGATTGTAACTGACGAAATGTATTCACCAATATCGCCAGTAGGGCCTGATGTAGCCCATAGTTTTACATCAACATCTGTAAGTACTATTCTTGCCATTGTTATTTATCTCCTTGTTCATTGTTATCTGATTTAAAAACAAATGCTTTAGGTTCTTCCTTCTGCACTTGTGGTACTGCTTGCTGTACTTTTGATACAGCATCTGCTTCTTTCAACTTACCTGATTGAAGATACTTTTGGATATTAGCACCCACATCAAGTAATTCTTTTTCTGTAATCTTGGCACCAGGCTCCTTGCCATAGAGTGCTGTTGAAGTTACTACATATTCCATTGTTTCTCCTTATCCCCAAATTGTGAGGTTGTAACGGTAAGATAAAAATGTTTGATCTCCAGTTTGATAAGTACCACTTTCAGCACTTATAACTCTTAGAGTATTAACAAGTCCACCTAATGATCTATCTGACTCTAAAGCAGTTTTGATTGAACCATTACCACTTCCAGCCAAAAGAAGATCAAGTTTTTCTTGTCCACTTCTCTCTGATATTCTTTGTACAATCACATAAACATCAACAGAAGCCTGATCCAGACCTCTTTGGTTATCAATGTCAAATGTGAAATCTAATTGTCCTACTATTGCACATGGTGGCACAATAACATCTGGAATCAAGTCATATGTTCTGAGTCCTGAAATTGTTTGTAGGTTCTTTTTTAACTCATCTCTTACACCATTAATATTGGAGATAGCCATTAGAATGCCAATCCAAAGTTTCTACGATAAGTCTTTAATAGCATCTCAACATCTGGATCAAGGCGAGAATTGAGACGAACTGTTCCTAATTCTACAGAGCCTGCAATGCCAAATGGAGATTGCTTTCTAATAAATAATCTTGCTGCTTGTATTTTACAAGCAAGTTCTACTTCGTAAGGAATTGAGGACCAACCCCAAACTCCAGTTATTTTTACTGTCTGAGGAAAGAAGTAAGGAAAGACATATGTCTGAATTGCTAATAGTCTGGTTACTGGCTTGCCTGTTTCTGGGTTATTTACTGGCTCATACATAACATCTGTATCTAAATTCCATATCTGTGTAAATGGTCCAGATTGATTTGCTCTTGATGCTATCTCTGTTGGTTGAATAAGGTCATCTATTTCTAAATACCACGGATTTACAGGCGTATAGTATTTTACTACTGGAGAAGCAAGTGTTCCTTCTTGATAGAAAGACCTCTGGCAATAGTCATCAATCATACGGCTTGCAGCAAGAATCGCCATTTGGATTTCATTATCATCCAGGCTGTCTTCAATTTGAAGGCTGTTTCTTACATCTGCCAATGTCGTGTAGACATTATTAGGCTGCACACTTTGACTAAGCGTAGGTTTCATCTAATCCTCTTCTCCAATTTAGGCAACATAGCCTTCTCCGTTTTAGGAGTAGCCGTTGCTGTTTCTTTCTTGATTTTAAAAATCTTTTTAATTCTTTTCATAACTCCCCTTTTAAAAAGAGTAGGCCCAAATGCGGGGTTCATCCAGGCCTACTCTCCCTTAGATTACTCTAAGTATTGCATAGAATTAACTATGCAAATCTAACTTAGAATGTAGGTGTTACAAGACCAGTTCCTGAGATCTTTGAGAATGCTGCAGGGTAACGGCCAGCAGTTGCTGCTGCGTATCCGTATACGACTGACTTGATTGTCAATGATCCAGCACCTGTTGCATCAAAGTTCAATGCGAATGGTGATCCAGCCTGCTCCCATAGATGGAATTCTGGTGCAGTTACGCAATAAATTTCATCCTGGTTAGTTCCAGCACCTGCTGTTGTTGTAACATTTGCGTCTGCAACGATTGGTAGACCCATCAATGAGTAACCTGAGTTACCGTAGAATGCCTGACCTGCACCTGCTGCGAATGCGTTCATTGGTCCGTTTAGTGTTGGAACAACGAGTGGACGACCTGCTGTATCTACTGCTGCGAGTAGGAATGCAAGACGGCGTGGGTGCATGATCCAGTGTGTAGGATTCATGAATGCGCCAGTCTGTACCTTCTGGTAAGCGTCAGCCAACTTTGGATATAGTTCAGCAACTGTTGGTGATGCATCTGTGTATGTTACAGATCCAATTCCAACTGTGTTTGAAAGACCAAGGATAGAGCCTGATGTTCCGTCACCGTTAAGGATCTGATCATCAAGTGTTGTGTGCCATCCACGGATCAAGTCCTGGATGATGAATGAGTCAATACCTGTACCACGCTCAATAGCCTGCTTTGAGATATCCTGTTGTCCTGCGATTGTACGAACATTCACAGTCAATAGTGTATCGTCAGCATTTGTCTCTGAGATAGCATCATTTTCAGCAGCCTGAACTGCAGTTGATGTACCAGTTGTCATGCGTGAGATATTTAGTGTCATACCTGCTGGAGGCAAGACCATCTTGTTTGTTGCAAAGTCTGCTGTTGGGCGACCTGCACGAGCAAGAGGTGCTGCAAGATCAACGAGGTACTGAGGAATTACAAGACCAGCAAAGTTGCCAGTTCCTACATCACGACGCTCAATCTCTTCTTCACGAGTGTGACGAGCCAAACGCTCTGCTGCTGCATAGTCATTGCTGAACTTTGCTGCAAATGCATCCTTAACGAATGATGCGTCTGATTGTGGTGTATATGTACGAGCCTCAGAAATTACCTTTGCTCCGCCAACCTTTGGCATTGCAACATCAGCAACTGCTGATCGTGCTTCTGCAGCCTTTGCATCTGCTGCTGCCTGTGCAGTCAACTTTTCAATCTTTGAATCAAGTGAGCGTGACTCTTCAACAAGGGCATCAACCTTTGCTGATTCATCATTTGTAAGGTCTGTACGATTCTCTGCAGCAACTGCCTCAAGAATAGCATCCATTTCAACCTTAACTGCATCACGGCGTTCAATTACTTTGTCTAAATAAGACATTTGTTGTTCTCCTTTTGTGAGTTATGTTAGTTTGAGGTGGTGGTTATGGATTTCACGACGCTTACGGGTGTGAACCTAACTCCGACTTCTACCTATCTTGTTAGACAGGAATATTACTTTATTGTGTTTCTTTTTGCTTGTGCCAAGCGTAAAGACATTGATCTTGGCATATTATCTGGTAGGAAGTTTAGAACTGATGGATGATCTCCAACAATCTTTCCACCTTGTCCAGGAACATCTACTACATCTATAACATTAGCAGAGTTTTCTAATTCTTGATCTTCAACTTCTTCTAATGGAGATTCAGACTCTTCTTCTTCTGATTCCACTCCATTATTACCAAGTAGTGCACCCATAACTTCTACAGCCTTCATGACATATTCATGACCCTCTGTTAAGTCTCCAAAGATGCTCTCTAATACTAATAATGAGTCGCCACTTACTTCTCTGCCTTCTTTTATTTCAGCAATGGCTCTCTTAATGGCTTCTCTTGCTTCTACTGAAGTTGCTGGGTATGCAGGATATGTAACGATTGATACATCTCCATCAGCAAGGCTTACTTCTGTAAGGGTTCTTTCTGTACGGTCTTTACTCCAGTTTTGACGAATTACTCTAAATGCAAAAGACATTTGGTCTACATCTCCACGCTCAACAAGAGTATATAGATCTCTTGCTTCTTGTGTGTTTGCTAACTCTGCTTCAAAGTATAGTCCT